GTAGAATTGGACGCTAAAAAAACGCCCTGTGAGCGTGATCCCTTTGAGCTATTACAGCGCTTACAACAGGCCACCATATTCTCAAGAGCTATTGGATCTCCTCCGCTTTTGATAGGCACAATATGATCGACAGTATTAGCATCCTGCCCACAGTACACACAGATATAACCATCCCTAGCTAGGACTATTACTCGCTGTTTCTTGTACTTATTGCTTACACGTGGATCCTGAGTACCTCTTACCATCAGTAATGGCCTCGCTTAGTGTGGTAATCCAAGGCTTTGCACGGTGTTTTATGTCTATGGACTATGTACTTAATACCTAGATCTATCTGCTTAAACGGATCACGCTCTTTCATATTAAGTAATTGAGGTATGCCATATGCAGAGCTCTTAGGGTTATCAGCTCGTGGATCCCATCGTGACTCTCTATTCCATAGCAATTCAAGGCATCTATATTGCTTGGCATTAAGTAGCTTTATATGAGCATATAGCTTGTAGGTTTCTTTATCTCTGTGTGTACTTACCGCACTTGCATCTGTTGTATTGCCAAATACAAATAGACCGGCCAATAGCACCAAGCATCGCTTGCGAGCTATCCGCCTCAGCGGCTCGCCCACGAGCATGGAGCGTATCGAGTAAGTCAAATACATACAATAGTTAAGCGTACCCTTGAGCGTGTCCCACAGGTTTTTAACACCTGTGTATAACTGTTGTGGATAACTCATAACATAATCCAAGGTACGCGCTTATTAGCTATATCGCAATAATTACGGCTTAGCTCACTACCTACGTAATGGCGTTTATTTAATATAGCCATTTTAGCCGTCGTACCGCTGCCCATAAAGGGATCGTAAACTAAATCGCCCTCGTTACTCCACGTTAATATATGGTCCTGAGCTAACTCCTCAGGATAAGGAGCAGGGTGCCCCGTGCTATTAATCGAGGTTATATAGCGCCATATATTGCCTCTCACGCCAAACTCCGAAACAGGTTTAGAGTTATTGCCTGAATAATCCATAGACCCAGCCCATTTATTAGGTTTATCGCATATAAGGTTAGCGGTTATCTTGCCTTTAGCAAAGATAAACATATACTCGAATAGCTGCGTATATCGGTTTGAGTCGGGTCTAGCTGAAAATGTACTCGAGTTTTTTTGGTAAATCATTGTATCGTGCAGCTTAAAGCCCAAGCTCATAAAGTATAAGGCTTGCTTAAAGCTTGTACCTGACTCACTACCGTTTTTAGTGGCATCGCCCACCACCCAAACGATAACGCCGCCCTCTTTTGTAACTCTGTAAAGCTCTTGAGCGATAAGCTCAAAGTCAAAGACATATCCCTCGTAATCGCGTAAATCATCATACGGCGGTGATGTGACTATTAAATCGATTACGCCATCATCCATTTTACGCATCGTATCGAGGCAATTTTCGTTATAAATAACATCTTTATTAAGCATCTTTAACGTCCTCCATTATGACTATACCCATTACGCATCTTTACCCCATTGAGTAGCCATCGCCCGAGCGATACCAGGGAAAGTTTTAGACCTAACTTTAGAGCGCTCACTTGGCGGTAATTTCCAGGCATCGGCATACCATTTAGGCATAGTTGTACCGCTTGCGTAAGTAACTTGCTCGCCCATATCGACCATTTCAGTAGCTTGTAATTTAGGTAGACCCTTTAACCATAGGCACGTACTTTTACGATAAGGGTCACCAAACCAATAAGGCTGAATAATCTGATCGGGTTTACGATAAAGCGTAGACATAATGCCTACAGGGTTTTCTATAGCTATTCGAGGTGTCTTTAGATTAGTGAATAAATTAAAGAAATCTATACCTTGTTGCTGCCTACCATCGGCTCGTTTAGCCTCAAACCAAGCAGCTCCCGAGCTTGCTAAGTGTGTACATGGAGGAAAGGCGATAATTAAATCCCAATTCTCATAAAGTACGGTTTTTATGTCATCCTGAATATGCCACTCAGGGTTTATCCCACTTGTAGGTAAAATATCGCAGCTATACGCCTCGTGACCTAGAGCTCTAAACTCTCGAGTAACGGCTTGGCTTTCCTCACAAGCTAGTAAAATCCTCATTTTAAATCCTCTAACATCACTACGCCCATAACCCCACACTTAACGCATTGAAGCGTTTTGACATACGGCGGTAAGTTTTCTGTTACTACGCGCTCTATATGCTCTGTTATTTTGCCGCATAATCGGCACTTAGTTTTATACGCCATAGTTAGACCTCTTTAGGTATTGCATCTCAAATAGATTAGATCGAGGCACCCAATAGTTATTCTGATACGGATGTTTATATTTAGGCACCTTGGCCATATGCACCGGCATCCATCCCAATAAAATATAACAAGGGCTAAAGCCTGTAACTAATATAGCTACATCGTTAGGCCTGCCCGGGCCTCTATTTTGTAGGATTAAGTGCCCGTTAGCGTGTTTCGTCCACTTCACCTCGATATTCTCGCCTACATCGGCCGTATCGTGGCCGTTATCTATTGCAGGCTTAAAGGCAAAATCGCCATAGTAAAGAGCCACAGCTATCTCAGCTCCTACAGACTCCGACTCCTGCCATACAAGCTCATGCCAGTTATTGTATTTTTGCCCGTAGTTACTTGCATCGGTCGGATCTGCATTACGTATAATTGTGCGCTCAAGGCCTACTCGGTGGGCCGTAATCTCCTGCGACCTATCGAGTATTACCTTGGCTACGCTCGACACTCGGCACACAGCCACGTAACGACCTCAAGGCCTACATCTCGTATCGTTAGGCCTCCTAATTTACTTACCCACTCGCCACAGTAATCACACTTATCCAGCTCAGTAACACTTGTAGAGCCGTCATCGTGGATAGTTGTAGCTAATCCGCCTTTAATAAAGGTGAGCTCGCCCATCTTTATACCTGAGGTTTCCAGCCGGTGCTAGTCATTACCTGCCACACCGGATTGCATTGATTAGCTCGGATCCGCTCGGTGCACTTGTATGCGGCCCACGGCTTGCCCGTTGCTTTAGCCGTACCCTCGGCCCAAACCATCGTGCCATGAGAGCAGCGAGGAGTCTCAGCTACAAGCTCACCGCCTAGTTGTGTACTGATATCTAATACAGCTGTAGCCATAGTCGCCATATCCTCGATTGAGGCCTTAGTACTCCACGGATCAGAGCTTGTAGGTAAAGTCTCTACCTTTTGCATATCTTGTACCGTAGGCCTTGATGAGTGCTCAAGGCTTGGCGTTAATAGGCCTATGCAGCGGCCATAGCTGCTCGTGATCGTGTCCTCAACCATCCACTTACGCATATTTTGAGGGTATGTAGCTACGTTACCAAAAGCATAATCAATAGCACTTGGCAGCGTATCCTCGTATTCACGATAAGCCTCAGCTCTTACGAGGATCGTGCCTTTCTCGATATCAAAGCTCTCGATATAGGCCACTAGTCGGCCGGATGGAAACTCAGCTCTAAAGCGCTTAATACGTGCGTTTACATCCTCATAATTATCTAAAAACCCCATTAGATTAGCTCCTTGTCTTTCAGAGCTTGAGCAATAGCGCGGCCTCTAATAAAGCCCTCGCCGTGCCCGTGCTTAAAACCTACAGAGTAACCGATTACCATAAACATAAAGCCTAGAGCACACGCACCTAGACCTATCAAGATATCTAAACTATTCATTATTTCGCCCTTTGTTAAGGCCGATCAAGCTACTAACCGAGTAGCCCTCTCAGCGTTTGTAGTATCAGTATGGGGCCTGCTTGTCAGATTACAAAGCATCGTGTCGCTTGGCGTGTCGCTACTTGGCTAGGCGATCCTCTAACAGGATCTCGTAGATACGATCCACTCGCGCCTCGATACGCTCGACTCGGCCCGCTAAATTGTGGCCGCCGTTATTATCGTGCTTCAATTCTGATAGATAAAATTTAACTAAATGCCGGATGAGCCCAGCCCCTAACCCCAAAATAGTAGTTACCCCCAAGGCAATACCGATTAGGAGCTGAGCTCTTTCCACTACTTAGCGCCTACGCCTAATTGCTTCTCCGACGGTTGTAACGCTTTTAGTAATGGCCCGATTAGCCCAGCGATAAACGCATTAGCTAATACTTTAGGGTCGGTAATACCGGATAGGTACAAGGCACCTACACAGCTCAGAGCAGCTCTCATATACGAGACAGCTGCGGCTTTTGCTTGCTCTTTCATTGTCGTGCTCCTAAATGCCCCTTAGGATTTGTCTTACTGTAAACCTAAACTAGCAATTAAAGCTTTAGCCTTGGCCGGTGATACCTCTACCTCAAAGTGCATCTCATCTTTACGGTTAATATAATCGCCGCCCCATTTTAGCCCGTACTTTTTAGCAAGCGCACGGATCATAGGTACCTGCTCGGCTGGGAAAGTACCTACCTTGCCAAGAGGATGCTTAGTAGCGTTTAGGTCTATGGCTGTACCGCTTGAGTGGTTAGATAATTTTGTAGCATCGCCCCTAACCATCCTGTAGGCATAGCCCCAATCGTCAAAAGTGCCCTCGTCTATCGGCTCGATTAGCTCGTGAAACTCTGCAGCAAAAGCGGCTAGTAACGGGCCCACGCTACTAGCACACTTGAGCTTACGATCCGTACCTCTTACAAGGTAGGACTTTATATTTATCTCGTCCGGATCTTTTGAGGCCGGATAGCCGTTATAGCTAGTTTCCAATTGGAGCGATCGGTAATTCTATTTTACGAGGATCAGAATTACTTACAGGTAAATCGCGTAACGCTTGACGGTAAGTTGCCCATGCTGATTTGTCGGCCGTTGAGTCTGCTATCTGTGTCCAATCAGTACGCACTAATTCAGTATTGCGCCAACTACGCATACGCGCTAAATAAAGCTCATCTGAAACTTCGTCATCATTTCCTAAAATAGAAACAAACTTTGCCATTTATGCCACCTCATAAGTAATTGTGCCAGCCAAAACCGCGCCATTTGCGCCCGGGTATGTTAATTGTGGGAAAGTTAGACCAATTTTTGTTGTTGAAACAAGATAAGCGTTTCCAGCAAAACCAGTAACACCATTGTCCCTAAAAGTTCCTGCACCAAAAGATCCCGCACCTCTACCAGTAAAAGGTAATGTCACCTCAATAGACCCCGCACCCGTACCATTGGTTGTAATCGTGGCAATGTAATTAAAAATACAAAGTTTGCCAATTCGAGTATAATAGCCTTGTCCCGTCATCGTAAAACCCGTACCAGTATTAGGCGTAACTGTTGGCGTAAAACTTGTCCATGCTGCATTATTCCAAAGTATACCGGTTGATTGTGCTGAGTCTGCTTGTAAGAAAGAAAAATTAGTGCCAACGGCTAAACGTGCCGGCGTATCATTAGCCGTAGCTGCAATTAAATCGCCTTTAGCATCGACTATAGAATTTTGGATTGCGTTAGCATCATCGGTAGTAACCCAAACAAAATCCATATCGGTGTTAGTGGTTTTACTTAGTACTTGTCCCGTAGTGCCGCCTTTGAGATCAAGCAACGAGGCATCGATCGAGTCGCCAAGGGCCTCGATAGCCGTAGCTCCATCCTTAACTAGGTCGGTACTCGTAGGTACCGGCCATCCAAAATTAGGCGTAGTAGTTGCCATTACGTTAAACCTCCAAATGCGTTTTCCCATATAAGTGTAGCGTTTACACCTGTCCAAATTAAGTTAGCCGGGCTCACCGTGTCCCATTGAGGCGCTACGAGTGAGAAATCTGTAGGGCTCAGCGTTAGCGTTATATCCACATAGTTAGGAGTAGCTCTAATAGCAAAGCCCTCGACAAAGCCGTTAAAAGAGCCGTTAAACATATTGATCGGCAGATCGTTAATTACCACAGGCTCACCAAAAAAGATATCAATAAGTTTATTACGCTCAGCATCGGGTAAAGCCGGGCTATCTAATCTAAAAGTAAGGGCCTGTAATTGGCTGCGAGGGATGGCGCGTAGGCCTAGCTCACGGGTCATAAGGGTATTTACATCGGCAAGGTTATGCAGGTTAGAGCTAACGCTCCGCTGATAGCGCCCGTAATTAGCGATTGAGTCCGGGTCTGAGTCTGTAGCCTGATTGGCGTAGTTATTGCCATAGTTAAATACAAGCGAATTACGGATCTTGCCTATCTGTAAGATTGATTTGACACTAGAGGGAGTAGCGTAATTAGCTGAGATAGTTGTATATCCATTAACTGACAAATACTGAGTACGGTGATCCGTATCGGCATAACAAACACGCCCAGCCTTATCCTCATATATCTGCCCTAACGCGCTTTGTGCAATTTGAGCGCATAGGTTATAGCTGCTAAAAGGATCGGCGCTACGAGCGATCATCTCATAGAGCCCAGGAGTATCAATCTCGCCTAGTCCTACGTTTTCTGCATTGGCCCACGTAGTCGTTGGATCGTAGTTATACCATTGTAAAGCCGGAGCTACCTCAAACCATGAATTTATAAGCAGCTCGTTAAGTATGTCGAATATCTGATCTCCATCGGTATCCTTGGCCAAGGCATCGGGAAAGAGAGCTTTAGTTAATTTAGCTAAGGATCCTACTGCCAATATATTACCGATCGTTATAAATCCTAATTCCTCAGGAGAGCGTACAGAAATACCAAAATCTGAAACGGTGCCGCCAAACACGGGCACGTAAGTACCACCGCTATCTTTTAGTTCAAGGGTAAGAGCATCGGTAACGTCAATATCAAAGGCCGAGTTATTTGTATTGACGATCTCCATACGCGCATATCCGGCGTTGCA